GGCGAGATATTCTGGAGTTTCGATGAGCATGGGTTTAGGATGTTGATTGTTGGTGGTGTCAAATTTAGAGAACAGGCCGCTAGGGTTTGCGGCGGGAGAGTCCACGATGTCGCACGAATAGATTTCGAGGCAGCGCATGAACTGCGTCTCGCCTTCCTCGCCTTCCAGTGCGCCGGAAAAGCTGATGCTCAGGCCGAAGGATTCCGGCATCGTCTCCGCCATTTCCAAGACAATCGCAGTTTGCGGATGCGACCTCAAAAGCTGCAAGTCCGCGCGGAGTTGCTGTCCTTCGATTCGGAAATTTGAAAGCCTGCCAACGATGGCATCTGCGCCGCTGCGGTGATTCATTTTCACCTTGAGTCCGCCGCCGTAGGTCTCCGCGCACGTCTTGACGGTGCTCAGGCTCTCAGCGTCAATCATCACGCCATGCCCTAGCGCCGGGCCTTCCGTGATGACGCTAACTCCGCTGATGATGCGCGCGTCCGTGTTAATCGCGCCGGATGCGAAGGTGGTTCGGAATGCGTAGGTGCGGCCCATTTTCTTTTCGCGCAGTGTCAAACTTGGGGCGGCGCAACCACTGGCGCGGGTTCCGGCTCGGGGTCGTTCGGATCTGCCACGGGTTGCCCGTTCATGCCGCCGCCGACGCTCGCCGTGGCGGTCTGCTGTTGCATGAGTGAAAGCACTAATCCGAACGGCACTTCCTTTTCGTTCGCAACTTCCAGCGCATCCGTGAGCAAGTCCACGACCTCGCCTTTCCGCTCGCGGCGGTGATGGTCGTATGCGATGCCCTGCTCGCCAAGGATGCCGCGCAGATTCTTGTGGCCGAGCTTGTAGTCCTCGCGCCTGCTCTGCCCGTCCCTTCCGTTGTCGATTGAGAACTTCGGCGGCAGCGTGAACTTCCAGCGCCACCAGTCGGTCGAGCGCGGGATGCGTCCGATGTTCATCGCCTTGCTGAGTGCGTAGCGTATCTCACGCAGCGCCACCGATTGCAGTAGCTCCTGCCTGTCGAGGATAGTCGCGCGAGCAAGTTCGATTTGCGAACGCTCCGCAGGGCCGGTGAGTCCCGCACCCGGCCAGCACAGCGCATACGGCCAGCACGCGCCGACGAGGGCTTTCTTGAAGATGCGTTCTTGGAATGCTTCCCACGCCGGGCCGGGCTTGTTGCTCAGGAACTCTTCCAGCTTCGCGCCGCTGCCCGCCTTAAAGTAGCGAATCATGCCGCCCTCCATGCGCTTCGAGGTGAACGTCTCCTCTGCCGTGCCTTGCTCGCCGAGCACGGTGCCGGGGTCGTTCGGGTCTGCCGCGCCGAGTTCGTTGTGCTCGATGAGGCCGATGGACGACGCGAGTTGATGCGTGATTTGTTCCCACTGCTGGCTCTGCCATGCGTCGCGCAGTTCGTTGATGGCGTGCGAGAATGTCGGGAGTCCGCGAATCTGGTCTGCGCGGGTTGCGTTGAAACAAAAGATGCAATCATTCGCGATCACGTCGCGGTCGTCCTTCTCAGTGTCGCCAAGGATGCGCACGCCGACGACGCGGTTGAGGTCGTTCAGGATGATGCCCTGCTCGATGCGGAATCCACGCAGCGGCCCTTTCTCCACGGTCGTCTTGTTCGTGTCGCGGATGCCGATTTTGTGCGCCGGTAGATGTTGAATCGCCGGGAAGCCGCCCTCGGTCTCAGTGAGGATAATAAGGAAATCACCGTCAACGTCAAGCGCCACGGAGTCGTTGAAAAGCGAGGTCTTGAAATCCCACTGGTCGCCGCGCACGTCGCACACGCCGAACCATTCCTCAGTCAGCCATTGCTCGGCTTCCTTGCCCCACTCCGCGTCTTCGCCGGTATAGTTGGGGTTCCACGCGCGCCCGACGGCGTGCTGTGCCATCTGGTCAATCGCGCCCTTCACCAATCCGTCGTTGGCGTAGAGGCGGCGGCTGTAGGAAACGACCGTGCGCCAGTCTTGGAACGGGATGTCCTTTTCCGTGTCGCGGATGCCGTCGCGCCAATAGGGGCGGTCGCCGCTGTTCTTCTGCGCAGCGTGCAGAAGCTTGGATGAAACCGGGGAGCCGTAAGGGTCAACGAGCGATGCCATAGCTTAGAACGATGCCCGCACGGTGGACTGTTTGCGGGTCGTAAAAAGCAAGGCGCGCTGCGTGGCGTCGAGGCTGTCCCATTGGCGAAGCGCCCTGTCGCAAGCGATCATGAGTGCGTCGCTGCTCATGCTGGCCGGGAGTGAGAACGAAAAGGATTTGCCGCCGACGCTTGTGTTCACCAGCTTGCCGCCGCCCTGCCCGCTCACGACACTGAACTCGCCGAGAAAGACGGTTTCGATCACGTCTCGCCCGCGAAGTTTGATGACTCGCAAAAGGGCGAGGATAAATTCGGCGTCAATGCTCACGCCTTTTCAGCGGTGTCAAACTACGCCTTGACCGCGCCTGCCGGGATCATCTTGAAATTGATCGCGCTGTTGACCACCGTGCAAACGCCGATGCACGTAATGTAATCGCCAGCCTCCAAGTCCGCAAACGTCGAGGTGATGCCGCCTGCGATGTCGCTGCCCCAAAGCGTGTCGCCCACCGCCATCGTGCAGCCAAGCACCAGCGCCGGGTCTTGCGTGACGTAGCGAACCTGCTGCCCGCTGGCTGCGCCGCCGAGGGCGATGCCCGCCATCGTCGAGGTGAGCGCCGAGCCGTCCGCGTCGTAAAGTTTCAGCACGTTGCTGTTCGCGGTATCGACGTAAAGGCTTTGCCCCGCTACGATGGTCGCGCCAGCGGTGCCGATGGCGATGACTGCGTTTGCGGATGGGATGACGGAAGCTGCGGTGATTGTGAGGTCGGCCATGCACTTGCAATCGTGTCAAAACTAAGGGCGGCACCGTTTCCAGTGCCGCCCTTGTGTTTGCCGGGCCGCGCCGGGCCTCGCCGCGCCGCGCCACGCCGCGCCGCGCCTTGCCACGCCTGTCCTAAGAATCTTTCGCGTGCTGCCTCATTCGAGACGCTGAATCTTTTTGGCCGTGGCAATAGGCGCACGCATAAGCGCCAGTCTCATCGCGGCTTTTTCCTCGCACTTCAAAAGCCGCTCCTTCGTTTTCTCGCTGATTTCGGCCTGAGGATTTCGTGCGATGCCGTCGTGTCGGCAAAGTAGGCATCCAGCGTGCGATGCTTCGTTTCTGTTTCGATTAGCGCCTCGGTTTCCGTCACCATCACGGCGCGGTCGATGTCCTTGCCCTTCTTCGCTGCCGCGGCACCGTTGCGGATGCACGCGAGCAGGAGCGTGTCGGGAACGTAGAAGCACGACTTGGCGTCGTCCCAATATGCGGACGCTTCCCAATCGTTGCGGATCTGCGCGGCCTCCAGTTCGGCGAGCTTGTGCTCGTCTTGCTTTTTTCGTGCGGCCTTGAGCGCCGTGTTGAGTCGGCGCGAGTTGGTCGCGTATTTGTTGCTGAGTTGAACCGTCTGCGGGTTCGAGAGCAGCAGCGGGCGAATGCCCGTCCATGTGGTCGTGTGTGTTTTCATGCTTTAGTTTTTCGGTGATGGCACCGCGCAAGCCGCGATGATGCCGATGAGCGGCGAGAGGATGAGACTGATCGCGAAGTATGCTCCAGCGGAGTGACCGCGTGCGCCTGCGACAAGTCCGACGCCTGCGGAAAACGCGATCCAGATGACGATGGGGATGATGTCTATTTCCATTTTGTTTTGGTTCCAAGTGCCGCCGCCACGGTGAAACCCGCGCCCGAATGGGCACGGCGTGACGGCGGCTGATTTGGTTTTGGATTACTTGGTTTCACGCAAGAATCGCGGATGCGATGTGGGGCTTCTACGCCGCTGCCTCTGGCACGTCAACAACTTTCTCCGACTCCGACACGGGCGCGGCGATCACGCCCTTGATGAGCGCGGCGACGATTTGCATTACCTCGCAGTCCCAGAGGTGGTTTGGCCTGCTCCCGATTTTCACCCAACGTCGAACCACTTGTTTCGTCAACTTGGCAATGGTGTCCTTTTTGATCTCGCTGTTGATCTGAACGTGCCAGTCATTGCCTGCGTCGTCGGGTATCTCCCACGACGCGGCGTGCCCTCCGCGATGCTTGGCTAGAATGTCCTTCGCGCCCTCGTTTGAAAAAAACAAATAGCGCGCCCTGCCTCCGCTGGATGAGATCGCCATTCCTAGTTTGGAAAAAATCCTTTTGAACGGTCTTCCGATGCGCGGGTGAATTACAAACCCTGCATCGCCGCTTCCGTGTGTTCCGATCCATCCGTCCAGTTTATGCGGTTTTCCGTCTGGCAATTTAAGTCTGCCACCATTGGAATCGAACCTGACGCAATCGTCGTAAACGAATTGCGTGTCGTATTGAGCATCCTCGAAAGTGTAATCGTTGATCACCTTCATTCGTAATTGAAGCTCCCGCAATCCATCGACGGTCAGAACCTTTCCAGCCCACAGCATCCGAGACGATCCATCTGACTTCCATGCCCGTATCACCACCCAGAAGTGGTCACGCTGGCGGTCGATGGTCATAAACCGATATACCTCGCCTTCCCACGCCTCGCCGTTCGCGTAGTCCGCGAAGCGATAGCCAGCGCCGCCGAGCACCACGCCCGGCTCATCCTCCTCGTCCTTCCAGAACTCTGCGAGCCGCTTTTGCACGAACACTTGCAGCGCGGACTTGTCGCCCGCCGCCGTCAACTCGCTCGCCTTTTTCCATTCCAAGACGAGCGTGCTCCATGCCACGTAGTAAAGCGTGAGCGCGTTGCAATGAAACCCGACGTGCTTGCCCGGCACCGTGAGCGGCTGCGGGTTCGTCGCTTCGTATCGGCCTGAGTTGGCGAGCATCCGCCGCGCCGCAATGTCGTCGTGAAACTTCGTCTCGCAACTCGAGCATTGGTAATGCGTGCTCTGCGTGATCGCGGTGTCGTCAATGCTGCCATCGGCCCGCTTCTCATCCGCCCATTTCAGCCCGCTCCATTTCCACGGCTGCGCGGTGTGACACTCGGGACACACGAACTGCCACTCGCGCCGGTCGGTGCGCTCCCATGCCTCGTAAAGCTCCGTCTTCACTCGCCCGTTGTCGGTGTCCACATGCTGCCATCCGCCTTGCGACGTGAGCACCACGCGCGCATTCCAGCGGTCGTGATGCCGCCCGCGCGCCTCGGCAACCAGCCCGTGCTTGATTTGCCAAACTTCGTCGAGCAGCACGTAGCGCACGGACTTGCGCTGGAATGCGCTCATCTTCGCGCCGACGACGAAACAGGTCATGTGAGGCAAGACGAGTTCGCCCTTGCGTCGCTTGCCCCTCGGCAGTGCGCGAATCATGTCGCCGATGCCGTCGAGACTTTGCAGCATCGGCTCCAGCCGTTCGTCGTAATACGCATCGGCGTCCTCGTCCGTTTGCATCGCGAGCAAGATGCTGCCGGGATCTTCGCGCGTGGCCCTGAGTAGCGAGGCATCGAGCACCGTCGTCTT